TGGTCGTTGTAATCTAGCATCTGGACTAGTTACATTAAAATGATTTTTTATTACTTCGATATATCTTGAACCGCCTCGAGCTTGTATTTCAAGAAATTTTTGTGTTGCAAATGCTAATCGAAGTTGGTTAATTGTTGCTGATGTTGCCTCAGATAAATCTGCATATATACCGGAAACTCCGGGTTTTTCTACAACACCGAGAGATTTTTCGTTAGCAATATTAGGTGAACCAACGACTGATGATCCTGTAGCAGTATCGTAAATAGCGGTAAATCCCTCTACTTTACTTAAAGCGTTAGCGCCAATACCTGCATTTGTTGTACCATCGTTTAAACCTAATGTTTTTCCGTCTCCATATACTGGAGCAATTGTGCCTAATGGTATTGTTACGTCTGCGCCTTTCTGCGGCCATGGCAGACTTGATGTGAAATAATCATGTTTTTTTCCTCTGTTTAACAAAGGATATGCGGTTGCATCAGCACCGCTTGTTGTTAATACTGTTTTAGGTGCTTGCAGGTTTTCATCTCGGAACCAGTCGTTCCAAACGAGCGTATATGCTCGGTGCCATAATGCACTGAATTCTAATCCTGCTACTTTTGTTGGTATTCCGAAATAATCGGAAAGAGATCCTTCTGTCTCTCCGCCACCGGGTGCGGTAATAGTTGGCGGTACTGGTGCTGCGACTGAAAAGTCGGGTGTTCCGTCTAACCTATCGGAACCAGCTGCTTTATATGTTTTTGTTTCTCCCATAAATTCTTCGAAATCGTCCCAAACAAGTCGTACTGGGACTGCGAAGAAATGGGAATCCATGAATGCGTTATCCATGGTTGGGTGAATTGGTGTTGCTAATCTGCTAAATGCAGTTAATTTACAAGAGAATGTATCTCCGGGTAATGCTTCGTCTACATAAATTGGAACTAATTGACCGGCATTAAATGTTGTTTTAAGCCCATGAGACCTATCAAATGTACTTCGTCGAATATCGGCATGTGGTACTTCGCTAAACTGATGTTGTTTCGATGATCCGATTCTTGTATTGTATTTGTGCGGGTTTTTCATGGGCATTATTTTCTCCTAATGAATTGTTTTATTGCCTTTAAGTTTTGTACTTGATGGAGATTGTAACACATGTTCATGCGCTTTTGCAAGACATGTGGGTTCTTGCGGTGTTAACTCTCCGGTTGTTGTTTCAAATGTGCCAATTCGCCAAAGCGAATAATCCTCAGGATTTTTGGCAATTTGTGTATCTTCGTTCGCTAGATCAGCGAACTGTCTTAACGCTATTGCGTCGTTTTCCAAGCTATAGTCTTGGTGATATGCTTCAAGTGCTGAATCATATATTGTATATTTACATAGTATCATAGTTTATTCCTTTTATAAATAGCCATTCGGGCTTTGTGAGTTTTCTCTGCTTGACGCAAAGCTTCGGGTGTACGCAAGTGTTCCGTTTCTTTCATGGCTTCCTTGCGATTTTCTTTTATTTTTTGCATGTCCCCGGGACATTCTATTTCGTATAATCTGTCATAGTACTTAGGTGGTCGCATTTCTTTACCTCTAATATGTATATTGTCTGATGGGTAAACGTCGTTTTTATGTTTGGCGAACCAGTGCCCCGCTATGCCGGGGCGCCGGCTCATAGTTGAGTATTCTTGTTGTCTTTGTCCAAAATATTCTCCTGTTTCTTCATCTACTATTTGGTAGTGTTCTTGTTTTTGTTCTCCGTTAATTTTCTTTTGAACATAACCAGCTACATAACTAGCTGATTCAAAAGTAACTGCTCCTACTGAGGTAAATCCTTTGCCCCATATTGCGTCAAGGATTCTTGATGTTTTTAAATCTTTTTTTCCCTGTATTTGTTTTAAATCAGGGAATGTTGTATTAAATAGAATTGCGTGATAGTGTGGTCGACCGAATTGATCGCCGTATTCTCCGCAATGATAATATCTTATTGGATTAAGATTGTATTTTGTCTTTGGACAAATATTAGGTATAGGTGGTTGCCAACCGAGCTCCTCGTTGGGTTCTCTAAGACGTTTCATAAAATCCTGAAAGTCTTTTTTTATTAATGTTGTTGAATTTCCTTTTATGGGTAAGTTTTCGTCATTATATGTTAAAGTAACGAAACTATTGTTATCCCATAAAGATGCTTCATGCATATTTCTCATCGCCCATTGGCGTGAGTATTCTGTTCTACATCCCGTGCATTTTCCGCACGGTACTGTTAAGGGTTCGAGATTAAAGTTGTTTGTGCTTTTATAGGATATCCATTTCCCGGTTCCCGGGGATTTGTATCCGTGCATTGGGTGAAAACATGGCATAGTTGTTCTCCATTGGTTATAGTCTAATTCCGCCTCTCATAGGTCGGCTACCTCTTAAAGAGTTTTTTCTGTGTGTTCTCGCTGCTGTGCGTGAAAACAATCTCTTTGATTTTTTATAGTTCATTTTTCTTGGTCTTCTCATTGTTTTCTCTCTCCTTATTTGTTTATTTTAGTTTTTTCACTCCTTCCTTCTGTCAGTCGTTAGGATTGTATCAAGTGGACAATCCTTCTGCCGCCTCGGACGAGTCCTCGTTGCCTGCTGGGAGGGACGTTGTTTCCTCCCCAGCTTGTGTTTGTAAAGCTTGAGCTAAACGCTCGTTTTTAAATGCTAAACCCCATTCTTCCATCTGTGGAAGATTATCGGGATTTTCTGCAAAATTTAGAAAGCTATGCATTTCATTGTTGAAGTGATCCTTCACGTGTTTCGGTAATTCTTCAAACAATGTTTTTGCGGTTGCTAGTGTATTTTGCATTTGTTGAAAATCCACATTTGATACGTCACCGTATTGTGGGTTTGCATGTTTTTGATTTGGCATAATTCCTGTTTCCATGAATTGTGCTAATATCTTGTTAATATCACACTGATCCGTGTGATGTTGTTCCGTGAGACCGTCATTAAACGTCTCACTGTAATCTTCGTTGCCTAAATTGTAGGCTGAACGAAATGTGTTCTTTGGTACGCCGGTAGCTTTTCTTTTAGTCATAGTTATTTAACCCTATATTGTTTAAATATATTACTGCCAATATCTTTGCCAGTTTGATAACCTCGAGTTTTATACTCGTCTCTTTTATTTGCCACTATCGCAGCAGCTCGCAATAATATATTGCTAGGTCTAGCATTGCTAAGTGCAGAACGTGCGCTAAATTCTGTATCAGCTAAACCACCATATTGTCTTAACATATCTTTTGCGTCTGAATAAATAGTACCGGCATCGGTACTTACATCAGACGGTAACTTCATACGTTGTGTTTCTTGCCTTACTTTAGCAGTAAGTGCATTAGTATGCGCTATATTTGCTGCTGATGTGGCATTTTGTAATGCCGCAGCTGCTTTATTTTGTTGCATTGCCATTGCGCCGGCTGATGATGCTCCCGCTGGTGAACTTGCCTCTTTAGAAGCGGCCAGTATTGGGTTGATACCCGCTGCGTTTAAATCTGCCATTCGGCGTTGGACCGCGGTATTGGACATTTCCCTTTGAAAGTCCATTTGTTTCTGTGTAGATAGTGTCTGATGCGCCATTTGACGCTCTGCTTGTTCTGCAGACGCTACATTTGCACTTTTTTGGCCTTGATAACCAAATAATCCACTGATGGCGCTTCCGGCAAGACCGAGAGCGCTACCAATATTTTTTTTAAGCCAACCCATTAAAAATGTGTCCCGCCAGGTACACTATTTACTGGCATTGGTCGTGTACATCTTAGTTTAAATAGCGAATCAAATATAAATTGAGGTTCGCTTGCTACCGCTAATGTACGTTGAACGTTTGTGTCTGTTACCTGTATCCATGAATCACCAAGTAATGGCAGACTAGCATATTCCTGTGCATAATGCCATGATTCTAAAGTTCCTGTTGCGTTTGAACGAAATAAACCAGTTACTGAACTTGGCTTATATCTATATTCCGCATAACGCTCTTGATAGCCAAACGTTGTTTCGTCCGCTGCGGTTCCTTGTGCGTAGATCTCTTTGTTTTTGACTGCTTGTTCGCCAATCGTTGATAACGTTGGCCAGTAGTAGTCATATATTGTTTCTCTACTAAACATTCTGTTCAGTCCTTGTTGGTATGT